GACGGCCGCACGCTGACTGGCAGCGGCCCGGTCAGCTGGAACCACGACAACACGCCCTATGGCATCTCCAACTTGTGCGGTGACGTCTGGGAGTGGAACGACGGCATGAAAACCATCGACGGCAAAATCTACGCGGTCGGTGAAGATGGCACGATCATGAACAACTTCGACACGCAGAACGCCTACAAGAATCTGGCCGGTTTTATTGACACTGGGGCTTGCTATAACTCTATCGCTGCCGGCAACGGCAACAAAACTTACGCGGATATCGGCAAATATAATATTGCTGGCAGCGTGACGAACAAAGACTACACTGGCGAATCGACCGAAGAATATTACGCAGAAAACACGGGCAAGATTGCAGAGATTGGCGCAGCATCCGGATTTACGATTCCGAAGTCCATCTACCAGCTCGGCGTAGCCCTGCCGTCCTCTTGGAGCGATGTAGACGATTATTCTTGGATTCGCAATTACGGAGAACGGCTCCCGGTCGCTGGCGGCGGTTGGGGCAGCGGTTCGGTCGCGGGAGTGTTCGCGCTGCTCGTCAATCTCCGTCGGTCGGGCGCGAACGGCGGCCTCGGGTTCCGCTCCGCTTACATTGCGATTTGACATTTGATGATTGCGTTTTGACGCGCGGGCGATAGCCCGCGCCATAGAAAGGACAGATAAAAATCGAGAAGTTACCCATACTTACAAAGTCTGCGGATTTTATGGACGAAATTTATGACGCGATCGTGCAATATCCGAAGTCGGAGAAATTCGCGCTCGGCGCGGACACAAAGAACAGCTTTATGCGGTTCTACCGGCTGATTATTGCAGCATCGAAGAAGTATTACAAAAAGACGACGCTCCACGACGCAGACGTCGAGCTATTTGTCCTGAAGCACTTTATCCGCATGGGTTTTGAGCGCCGCTATATGAGCATCAAGAGATACGAGAGGCTTTGCGCTTACATCGAAGAAATCGGGAAGATGCTTGGCGGCTGGATAAAAGCAGCGGAGAAACGTTAATCACATTGGGGAATGGCCGTATATTCGGCTCCCGATCGCTGGCGGCAATTGGAACAACGGTTCGAACGCGGGAGTGTTCGCGCTGAACGTCAATAACCGTCGGTCGAACGCGAACGGCAACATCGGGTTCCGCTCCGCTTTACTTCGATGGTCAGAAGGCGCAGTCCTACGGGGATTGCGCACAGTACACGAAGAAATAAAGGGGCCATTCTCCATGTCGCCGGGAACGGCACAAAAAATAAAAACGGAGGCTCGCGGCTAGTACCTATCAAGAGAAAGGCGCGGGCCTGTTTGTAGGGATTGTTTGTGAAAAGAATCGGGAATATTTATCCAAAAATCTACGACTTTGAAAATCTGTATTGCGCATATCTCGAAGCGAGAAAATGCAAGCGATACCGTCAAGAAGTCATGACATTTACCACAAATCTGGAAGAAAATCTTATCGAGATACAGAATGAGCTGATATGGCGCACATATCGCGTCGGCAGATACCACGAATTTTACGTACACGATCCAAAGCGGCGGCTGATTATGGCCTTGCCGTTTCGCGACCGTGTAGTGCAGTGGGCGATCTACCGTCAGCTCAATCCACTTCTTGACAAGAGATATTTGCAGACGTCTTATGGGTGCAGAGTTGGTGGTGGCGTACATCGTGCGGTCAAGAAGCTGAAAGAATATCTTAGGCTACAGACCGGCACGGCTTACGTTCTCAAAATGGACATAAGCAAGTATTTCTACCGCATCGACCACGATGTGCTCATGGATATTTTGCGCAGGATTACGAAAGACGACGGCCTCCTATGGCTACTGCATGAGATTATCTACAGCGACCACGATTTTGGAATCAGTACGGATGATTACGATTTCAGCGGGCCGCGCATCTCAGGCGTAGGAATGCCAATCGGGAATTTGTCATCGCAGATGTTCGCGAATCTGTATCTCAATGAAGCAGACCAATTCGCGAAACACGTCTTGAAGTGCAAGTATTATTTGCGCTATATGGACGACATTGTAGTCGTGAGCAATGACCACGACTACCTTAAAATGGTTTGGCGGGAGATGGAGGCTTTTCTTTCAGAAAGTCTATCGTTAAAACTCAACAGAAAAACGAGCATCCGCTCCGAAGCGCAGGGCGTCGATTTTTGCGGGTATAGAGTGTGGCGCGACCACGTCCGGCTCCGCAAGAAAAGTGCGCTCAAGATGAAGCACCGCCTTCGATGGCTAAAAAGGGCTTATGCTCGTGGAGAAGTCGACATACAGACCGTCACCGCCTCGCTGACAAGCTATTTCGGACTATTGTCACATTGCAATAGCTACGAGCTTAGAAAGAGTATACTAAACGACCTTGTACTGGTTAGAAAGCGAAAGGAGTGAATTATGAGCGAACATGATTTTCAGTCGGAAGTCATCGAAAGAATGGGTCGGCTAGAAGAGCAGTCTAAACAGGCACTGGATACCGTAAAGAAACTCGAACAGCAGTTCCAAGAGACAAAGGAGCTGGCTATCGTGGCCGACCAGCGCGGGCGATCCGCGCATCACCGGATTAACTCTATGTACATCATTGCCGGCATTATCGGCGGCATCATATCGTTTCTCGCCGACTACTTCCGGCACTAAGGAGGTGATGCATATGCATGTAACGACGGACATGATTGTCGGTACGGGTCTCGTAGCTTCTTTGCTTGCTGCTATCTTTTGTGGCGGTAGCACCGAGCTTCAGACGACCATTGGCAGCGGACTAATCGGCTACCTTGGCCGGACAGCAATCGAAGCCAAGAGAGAGAATCCGAAATAGATTTGAAAGGAGAATTTATATTATGTCTGTATTTGATATTTCTGAATTCCAGCCGGATGACCGCGTACAATCGCTAAACAGCCAAGGTGCGGACGGCATCATCGTCAAGATTGGCGAGGCCATGGAGCTTGATCCGAAGTTCGTTCGCTTCGTCAATGATTGCGTCGCCTGTGGGTTGCCATACGGCGTTTACTATGTATCGCACGCACATAACGCGGATGAGATGATGCAAGAAGCAAAATGGATTAATGACACAATCTACAGCTATCTCGGCGAGAACAATCTGCCGAAACTCGGTATCTGGTGGGACATGGAGGTTGGCTCTGCCCAGCGTGACGATGTATGGCCTGACCTTCGTGACGCTATCGGGACGATGCAAGCGTGGTATCCTGGCTATGATAAGGTCGGGATTTATGCACAGTACAGCTACTTCACGCAGTATATCGACATGGATGCACTGGCTTACTACAGCATTCCTATTTGGGTGGCCCAGTACGGCTACTACGAAAACAGTCTGAAGGCAGAATACCCTGCCTGCCATCACGTCGCATGGCAGTTCACGACGCATGGCGAAACGCAGGATGAAAATGAATGGTATGGATTTTAAGGAGGATAATTATGAGCAAATGGACAGAAGTACGCGACGGTTTTGTATCCGCTTTGGACGTTAATGATGTCGTGGATACGGCAAAAAATCAGATTTTAGACAGCCTAGCCGGAGAAGGCATGGAAGCGATTGAAGCGGTAGCGAATAAATTTGTACAGCAAGTACAGACGCAGGCCGCTTCCGAAACAGGCTGGAATGCTATCCGCGATAAATTTGTGTTACCTTTGTTTATCAATGGGACTATTTGGGCTGTTAAATTTGTGCTGAGCAAGAGCGCGATGGATGGACAGAAAACCGCATAGCGTCTAAATGCAAAAAGCCCGCAACCTAAGAAGAATAATGAGGTTGCGGGTATATTTTTTTATTAAAATCAGTCGAAAACGATTGACAATACAACGAAAAAACGATTGACAATACAACGAAAAAGATGTATAATATATTCAGGAGGTGAGAGATATGACAGGTATAGAAAATGCCCTTCAGAACTTGGCAAATGTAGTTACTATCTTGGTAGGATTCGCTACAATATACCAAATCGTAAAGGGCAAATAACCATTGGGGAGTGGAGCGAAAGCTCTACTCCTTACATACCTATCATAACACAATGGACAAAAAAATTCTACAAGCACTGGTTGCCATTTTAGCAGTATTGAGTTGGATTCGAGTTTGCTTTTCGCAGGACGTCTTATCAATAGTGGCATCCGTAATTATTACGATAGCCTTGATTTGTATAATCATGAAAAAGAGGTGATATGATGAACGCATTAGATGATATTATGACCGCGAAAGAAGCGGCTGAACGTTGGGGACTGGCCCCAATCACTGTTAGGCAAGCCTGCACGGGATATAAAAAAGCCCCGCCTAGATTTACAGACACAGAAGCCAGAAAATCGGCCGGAACATGGCTTGTAACGCACGCGGGGATGGAGCGGCTTTTTGGCCCGGAAAAATAAATAGTAAAAAAGAACGTTCTCGATTCTTTTGAGAGCGTTCTTTTTTTTGTTGCAGTCAGCACGCCAATATAGTATCATAAAAATAACTAGCGAATATTAGTTCGGGAAAGGAGAGAGAAGTATGATTAAAAGTAAGCATGGCGCCTATTATGTCGTCATTAAATACAAGGATTTACAAGGTCGATCCCGGCAGAAGTGGTACAAGTCCGGAACAAATTACCGGGATGCGGTGAAATTGGAGAGGAAGATTTTGGCGGCCCGAGATGCCGGGGAACCCATCGTATCCAAGACGGACATGCCGACACTCGAAGGCTTTCTTTTTACTTGGCTCGATACTACTATAAAGCCACCGGCACGGGCTGGCGGGACGTACGAAAATTACAGTCTCTGCTCCCGCAAGGCGTGCAAGTATTTAGGGAAGACCGCCTTAAATAACGTTTCTCCGCTTCAGTTATCGGTTCTATTCAAAACATTACAGCAAGACGAAGGGCTGTCGGTAACCTATGTACGCATGATTCACAGAGTTCTTCGCGCGGCATTTAACACGGCCATTCGCTGGGACCTTATCACAAAAAATCCGTGTCTTATGGCGGACGTTCCTTCTCCCACGCCGTCACCGGCGGTGGCACTTGATAAAGATCAGGCGATGGCCTTACTGAGACAGAGTGAAACTATATCTAAGAAAGCCAATATTGTCGTCGCACTGGGGATGCTTTGTGGATTGAGGGAAGCGGAAATGTGCGGGCTTCGCTGGCAAGACTACGATGCAGATACGGGAGAATTACATATCAGGCATAATTTAAACGCCAGGGTGTTGGAGAATATTGACCACTCGCTTTATGAAGTCTGTATCCCGTGCGGCAAAAAGTACCTGGTGCTAGATAAGTTAAAGACGGAGTCTTCGGCTGATACAATTATCCTGCCGGAATACGTACAAAGGCTTTTCCGCAGCCAGCACCTATGGTACGGAACTTGTCGTCTGCGATTAGGGCCGGCTTTTCATGACCTTGGCTTTATTCTCTCTCATGAAACGGGGCTACCCATCAGCCCACAGTCCGTCTACTACACAGTACAGCACGTGTGGGAAGCGTATAATAAAAATCACGAAGACAGCCCACTACCAAAGATCAGGGCACATGATTTGCGCCACACCGCAGCCACGTTACTGCTTGAGGCGGATGTAGATATCAAATACGTCAGCCGCCAGCTCCGACATTCATCAACCGTCATCACTCAAAACCTTTACCAGCATGTCACACGAAGCGCTGCTTCTAAGACAGCCGATGTTATGGATGCCTTGGTAAATTCAAATATCTGA